AATCATGGCTAAGTCACCCGCATGGCAGCGCAAAGAAGGGAAGAATCCGAACGGCGGCTTAAACGCCAAAGGCCGGGCATCCGCAAAGAAGGAGGGGATGAATTTAAAGCCTCCCCAACCCGAGGGCGGATCAAGGAAAAAGTCCTTCTGTGCGCGAATGAGCGGGATGAAAAAGAAACTAACATCAGCAAAGACAGCAAAAGATCCGAACAGCAGGATTAACAAGTCTTTGAGAGCGTGGAACTGTTAAATGGACACACCAGTATGGAATGCAGTTCTCTCCTTACTTGTCGCGCTTTTAGGCTGGGTGTTGAGAGAGAAATCAGCAGAATTGCAACGCGTAACTATTTTGCTAAACCGGACACGGGAAGAGATGGCCAAAGAGTATGTGACAAAAGCAGAAGTCCATGCCGATATCAACAGAGTGCTGGATCGGTTAGACAGGCTGGAAGCAAAGATTGACAGACTGATGGAGAATCAACATGCCAGCAGTTAGTTTGAAACAGAAAAATTTTATGGATGCGGTGGCTCATAACCCTGCATTCGCAAAACAGGTTGGGGTTCCCCAGTCTGTTGGACAGGATTTCAGCGAGGCCAGCAAGGGGCTGAAATTTGGTAAGGGCTCTGGTGACAGAGCTGATCTTCAACGTGTCAACAAGCCTGAGACCAAACACGGCAAAATGGCTTTAATGAAAAAAGGTGGAATCATGGAAAAACACGAAATGCACGCACATCACATGAAGATGGCACATCATCACTTGAAAGAGGCGATGAAACACGGCGGTCACGTCAAAAAAATGGCTTCTGGTGGTATGACCACTGGCAAGCATGGCGTTGCTGAAAAAAGCGGTATTACTACTGCTAAGATGGGCAAAGCCGAGATGGGCGGTAAGCTCAAACACGGCGAGCACGGTGTCCAAAAAAAGGGCCATACACGTGCTATGGAACCTAAAATGGGTGCAGCTAAGCCCTTGGGTATGAAACGTGGCGGAAAAGCCTGTTAATTAAGGATATATCATGAAACATCACGATAAAATTGCCCATCATGGCCACCCTTTCCATAGCGGTGGAACAAAGCATCACGGTAAAACCGAGTTGCACCATGTTCAGCACCCTCATCCTGAAGAGCATAGCCATATTCATGGCATGAAGCACGGCGGTCACGTTAAGCACCACCATGAGCACATGGCCGAGCACATGAAAAAACATGGTAGCCACCATGCAGAAGGCGGTCATATTCACCATCACGAGCATGTTGCTAAACACTTGGCTCACCACGATGGGCACCACATGGCACATGGCGGACATGTTCATCACCATGAACACGTTGCTAAACACATAAAGCACCACGATCACAAGTAGGAGTCAATCATGGCTAAGCACAGAGCAAGACGTTACGATGAAGGCGGCGATATCGAAGACGAAAGCGATCGTGGGGAAATGACCCCCGAGCAGCAAGCGAGCAGCAATGCACAACTTGCTTCTGAGAAAGCCGCAGCTAAACCAGCAATCGTGACGAAAGAGCAGTTAGCTGCTTCGGGTTATGACAATTTGCGTGACTACTTGAACGCCAAGCAAGGTTTGAAGCGTCGTGATGGCTCTGCGCCTTCTAAGCCTGCTCCTAAAGCTGCGCCTGTCTCTATTACCAAAGAGAAAACCACAGTGACCAAAGCCCCTGAAAGAGAAGGTGGTTATGGCCCTAATAAAGTTTTTTCTAGGGCAAAGATGACAGACGAAGGCTTGGCCAAAATGCGTGCTAAAGATGCAGCTATGCGCAATGAACCGGGCATTGGCGATAATCTTAAAGATATTGCTTCTCGCATGAGAAAAGCTGCTGGCATCACTACCTATAAAAAAGGCGGTATGGCTTCTCCTTCTAAACGTGCTGATGGCATTGCTCGTCGTGGACACACCAAGTGTGCTTGCGGCGGAGGGAAAATGTAATGATGGCGAGCCGTGGCATGGGTGACATTAAACCGTCAAAGATGCCTGCTAAAAAGGTGATACATCGCAAGGATCATCCGAACGATGTGTCGCTGTACAAAAAGGGTGGCGAAGTCTGGGATAAGCCTAACCCTGCTAAAAAGCACAAGAAGCTTAGCCCTGCTAAGAAAGCCAAAGCAAAAGCAGAGGCTAAAAAAGCAGGGAGGCCTTACCCTAATTTAATTGACAATATGAGAGCAGCAAAATGAGCCTACCTGATTTTCTCCAAAATAATCTTGAGTATCTAATTAATGAATTAGATACTAGAGCAACACACCAACTCATGGCAAACGGTCACGTTGAAGATAGACTTTTGGATATCATCAATGGTTTAGAAAGCTTTCTTCCCGCACCCGTTGAGGCTCCTGCACCTGCTGTCGCTGTTGATCCTACTCCTGTTGCTGTTGAAGAACCAGCGGCGGTAACGGCTTTCATGGACGATGTACCCCACGAACAATTTGATCATCCCGAAGACGTAATCGAAACTCCTGTGGCTGAATAACATGGCAAATACCTCTGGATCAGCATCGTTTAATTTAGACCTCACCGAGATCGTTGAGGAGGCATTTGAGCGTATTGGTTCAGAAGTTCGCACGGGCTACGATTTGCGCAGTGCGCGTCGTAGTCTCAATATTTTGTTTGCAGATTGGGCCAATCGTGGTATCAATATGTGGACGATGGACTCAGGTGTTATTAACCTAGTTCAAGGGCAGACGACTTATCCGCTCCCTGCGGATACGGTGGATTTGTTAGAGCATGTGATCAGAACACAAGCGAATAGTTCAAGCAACCAAGCCGACTTGACCATTACGCGTATTAGTGTTTCTACCTATGCTACGTTGCCTAATAAGATTCAACAAGGCCGACCCATTCAAGTATGGATTCAGCGTTTGGATAGTATGCAGTATGTAACATCGGATACGCTTGCTACTTCGATTGGCGCAACGGATACCAGCATCACTCTTTCTTCTGTGGTTGGCTTGCCCAACACAGGGTTTATTCAAATCGACAGCGAAACCATTTTCTATAGCTACGTAAGCGGCAACACGCTTGGTAATTGCTTTAGAGCACAAAATAATACAACTGCCGCAGCACACACTGCTGGGGCTAAAGTTAGCTATCAAAACTTGCCATCCATCACCGTGTGGCCTACCCCCGATAATGCTCAGCCTTATCAGTTTGTATACTGGAGAATGCGCAGGACGCAAGATGCGGGCGGCGGTGTAAACGTCATGGACGTGCCGTTTAGATTTATCCCTTGCATGATTGCAGGGCTTGCATACTATTTGGGCGGTAAATCATCAGATTTACAACGGTTGCCAATCCTTAAAGCTCAGTATGATGAGGCATGGGAACTGGCAGCGCAAGAAGATCATGAGAAGGCGGCGATCCGTTTTGTACCTCGTCAGATGTATATTGGGTCGACCTACTAATGGGAAATAGATTCGCTTCCGGCAAGAACTCGATTGCCGAGTGTGATCGGTGCGGGTTTCGTTTTAAGCTGACTCAGCTTAAGATGGAGGTCGTCAAGACAAAGCTGTATCAATTGTTGGTGTGCCCGCAGTGTTGGGATCCAGATCATCCGCAGTTGCAGTTGGGTATGTATCCTGTGGACGATCCACAAGGTGTGCGTAATCCAAGACCAGACAGGAGCTATGTGGCTTCTGGGTTGTTGGCGGATGGCAGCACGGGTGAGGGTAGTAGGGTTTTCCAGTGGGGTTGGAATCCTGTTGGGGGTTCTCGCAATTTTGATGTACCGTTAACGGAAAATGATTTGATTCCTGCGGTACAAGTTGGTACAGTAACGGTAGCCGTAACATAGGAGTTTATGATGGCCAAGCATGACGATATTCAAGAAGACAAAAAGCTGATCAAAAAAGCTATCAGTATGCACGATAAACAAGAGCATCCCGGTAAGCACACTGATTTGTCTAAGCTCAAAAAGGGCGGCAAAATTCATAAGATGGCTGCTGGTGGTAAAACAAACGCCAACATGCTGAAATATGGACGTGGTATGGCCAAGGTCATGAACCAGCGTTCTTCTGGTAGAGGTGGCTAATATGGCAACTCAGATCAAACCAACAAAAAAGAATAGCCCTGCTATTCATCACGGCGCTAACAGAGATAATAAACCCGCTGATGTTTATGCTAAGCCACATACCATGGATGGCGCTCCTTTGCATTTTCAAGCAGGTGTAGCTGATAACAAAGAGTATTTGCGCAATGCCAACGTGTCTGTGGCCAATAGCCGCAGTAACGAATACCCCCCAACAAAGACTTCAGGTATTGAAATGCGTGGGTATGGTGCTGCAACCAAGGGTAAGATGTCTAGAGGTCCGATGGCATGAACTACGCTCAGCTTAAGCAAAACATTCAGGATTACACACAGAACTACGAAGCTACCTTCGTGGCGGATATTCCTACGATGATTGAGCAAGCTGAGCAACGTATCTATAATTCAGTTCAGTTTCCTTCACTTCGCAAGAATGTAACGGGTAGTATTACCCAATACAATCAATATTTGGCCACTCCAAATGATTTCCTTGCTCCTTACTCTTTGGCTATTTACCCTGTCGGTGGTGGGTCTTATACCTATCTTTTAAACAAAGATGTGAACTACATGCGGGAGGCTTATCCTAGTCCAACGGATTATGGT